CGATGATTATGACGTTGAGCTACATTACTTTTACTATCCAGAGTCTATTGTCACAGCCGGAACTACTTGGCTTGGCGATAATTTTGATCCTGTACTACTTTATGGCTCGCTAGTTGAAGCTTATACCTACATGAAAGGCGAGGCGGATTTACTTGCGTTATACGGACAAAAATATATGGAAGCACTAGCAATTCTTAAAGGGCTTGGAGATGGCAAACAACGCCAAGACGCATACCGATCTGGTCAAGCCAGAATAGCGGTGAAATAGTTATGATTACTCAATGTTTATGCAATAGCTTTCGTGAAGAACTATTTCAAGGTGTCCATAACTTTTCTGCTATTGGCGGTGATGTTTTTAAAATAGCTCTATACACTGACACTGCACAGATTGGGGCTACAACAACTGCATATACCACGACAGGGCAAGTTGTAGCTACTGGATATACCGCTGGCGGTAAAACGCTACTTGGGCAATCCATAACGGTAGCACAACCTCAAACAGGACCTCAGACATATATTACGTTTGATAACGCCGAGTGGACGGGTACAGATATAGTAGCTAGAGGTGCTTTGGTTTATAATAGTTCGCAATCGAATAAAGCAGTTTTAGTTCTTAATTTTGGGCTTGATGTGTCTGCAACTGACGGGGTTTTTACAATTACTATGCCCGTAGCAGCTCCAAATACAGCTTTAATATGTTTTTCATAAATAGGTATTAATATGCACACAGAAAAAGTAGATGCACAAGACTCATTAGGCGCAACAGCCCTTCTTGGTGCTGGGTTAAGCGAGCAACTTTCAGTTACAGGTCGATATGATGTTAAATGCCTTGATGCTGATGGTAATTTAAAATGGGAAGACTCAATTGATAATCTTGTTGTTAACGCAGGTAAAGCTAATTTACTAAATGTATACCTTGCTTCTGGTACTCAGACAACCACATGGTATATGGGTCTTGTTGATAGCGCTGGGTTTGTTAATTATAACTCTGGCGATACTATGACTACACACGTGACAGGATGGACTGAAAGCGCAGCATATAGTAGCGCTACAAGACCTCAAATTACTTTTGGTACGGGTACAGCTTCAGGCGGCGGTGTTAACTCTCCGGGCACGGGTACTATTACAAACCCTTCTGCTGTATCATTTACTATGAATGCTACAGCTACAATTCAAGGTGCTTTCTTAACCACTAATAATACTAAGAGTGGGACTACAGGAACTCTATACTCAGCAGGTAGTTTTGCAACTTCGCGTGCGGTTATTTCAGGCGACCAATTGCTTGTAACATATACTGCTCAATCATAGGACAGTCTTGTGGCTGGCGGTTGGGGTAGTGGAACTTGGGGGCAAGCTGGATGGGGTGACTCAGTCTATGAGGATACTCTTACTGAAACTATAGATGCAACGGATTCTGTAGCAGGGGGAATCCCCTATTCAGAAAGTGTAACTGAATCTGTAAGCGCAATAGAATCTCAAACGGTCAGTATATCTGTATCTACAAGCTTAACTGAATCTATATCCGCAACAGATAGTCAACTTGCTATATTAAACGCTGTAAGTGATTTAACTGAATCAGTATCCACAGCAGATTCTCAAGTAGAGGTGTTAGGGGCTGTAGGGAGTATCACCGAATCGGTTCTAGTTACAGATACACAGTTAGCAGTTTTGTCGGCAGTTGGAAGTGTAGTTGAAGTAATAAATGCAACAGACTCACAATCTTCTATATTAAACGCTGTAGGAAGCTTAACTGAATCTATAATTGCATTAGACTCTGTATCTGCGGCAGGGAGTTTTACAGTAACCATTACTGAATCCGTAATAGCACTCGATACAGTTACAGGACGCTTACGTTGGGAGAATATAGATGATACACAGACTGCTAACTGGGCACCTATTACCACAACACAAACCCCAACTTGGACACCCATTAACACATTAGGTTAAAAACATGGCTACATCATATACAACATTATTAGGGCTTGCCCAACCGCAAACAGGTGAGCTAGGTGGTACTTGGGGATCGGTAGTTAACGCAAGCGTAACTCAACTTGTTGAGGACTCTGTTGCGGGGGTTGCTACACAATCTGTTGCTTCTGGTGATTGGATCCTTTCAACAACTGGGGCTGGTGCGACAAATGAAGCACGAAAAGCCATTCTTATCCCAACAGGCTCACCCGGTGTATCGCGCGATATTATTGCCCCTGGTTCAAGTAAAGCATACCTTGTTATTAACCAATCAAATGCGGCTGTAGTGCTTAAAAGCGCTACAACCGCAGGCGTAACGATTGCTACTGGGGCTAGCGCTGTTGTAGCTTGGAATGGTGCTAACTTTGTTAACGTAACGCCACCAGGTTTATCAACAGGCAAATCCATTGCAATGGCAATGATTTTCGGATTTTAAGGAATATATAAAATGGCAGCTCCAAATATAGTAAACGTAACAACAATAACACCACATTCTGTATCAATCACACCAGCAGATACAGCCCGTAATGCTCTTGTAACAGCGCCTTCAACAGGTATGGCGTACAAGATTAACCAAATAGTTATTGCTAATGTTGATGGTACATCTGCCTTTGATGCTACTGTTGAGCTACGATTAGCAGATGGTACAACTTACCGTGCATTAGGGTCTACAATATCGGTACCTGCGGATGCTACTTTAATATTGCTGGATAAGACCACAGCGCTGTATCTTCTCGATACCTCTGTTACAGGCGAACCTAGCACACTTTGGGCAACCAGCAGCACAGCAAGTAAACTAACGTATACAGTTTCTTACGAAGCAATCTCTTAAGGGGTATGCTATGGCATTGCGAAAAACTCCCGCAGGGTTTATCTCGGCATTTTATGACCCTCTAAAGAACCCTGATGCGCCAACCATTGGTACGGCTACGGGTGGTGATGTTTCTGCATCTGTTACCTTTACTGCTCCTGCAAATGTGGGTGGTTCGGCTATTTCAGCGTATGGCGCTCGTTCAACACCCGAAGGGATCACAGCATCTGCGGCTTCTTCGCCTATCAGCGTCACAGGTTTGACCAATGGTACACCATATACGTTTGTTGTTTGGGCGTTAAACTCATATGGTCCAAGTGCGTTTAGTGCGGCTAGTAATAGTGTTACGCCTGCTGCGCCACAAATAGCTTTATTTGGTGGCGGTAACAATGACGGTTATGTTGGAATAAATGTTATTGACAAAGTTACTATTACTACTACTGGCAATGCCATTGATTTTGGTGATTTACAAAGTAGTACTCTACGTTCATTAAGTTCATGTTCTTCTACAACCAGAGGACTATTTGCTGGCGGCATAAATAGCTCAAACGCTACCAGTTCATCTATCGTTTACGTCACAATTGCCTCGGCAGGCAACGCTACGTCTTTTGGTAATTTAACTTCAGCAAGAAACTTTTTGGCAGGAGCATCAAATACTACACGAGGGCTTTTTATTGGTGGTATAGATACTAGTAATGTCAGAAACATAATTGATTACGTCACCATAGCCACCACAGGCAACGCTACAGATTTTGGCGATCTATCGTTTGGTAGCGGAGAAAATACTGCGGCGCTTGCTAATAGTACTAGAGCCGTTAGTGCTGGCGGTCAATCACCAACAAGCAATGTCATTCAGTACATAACTATTGCCACCACAGGAAACTCTACAGATTTTGGTGATTTATCGCTTGATTATTTGTATGGTATGGCCGGTGCATCTAGTTCAACTCGCGGGCTTTTTGGCGGAAGTGGTAATGGCCCTATAAATTTAATTGAGTATATTACGATTGCTTCGGTTGGAAACTCCATAGATTTTGGTGATTTAACTGTAGCACGAGAAAATTTAGGTGGCACATCAGGCACAACCCGTGCAATATTTGGTGGTGGAAGTACTAATTTCGCTTCTAACGTCATAGATTATGTAACTATTGCAAACACAGGCAACGCTACGGATTTTGGTGATTTAACAGTAGCACGTTTTCTTCTTGCCGCTTGCTCTACTAGCTCAGGAGGGCTTTCATAATGCCAAGTTATTCAGGTGTATGGACACTCACTGCTCAGTACCAAGCTGTTGGTGCTAATAATTGGCCTTCTGGTCCGGTAACTGGGTTGTTTGGTGGCAGCAAGACAAATAGTGTAACCAATGTAATCAACCAAGTAACGATTGGAACTTTGGGCAACGCTACAGATTTTGGTGATTTATCCGTAACTCGCTACATTGTGGGGGCTTGTTCGTCAAGCACTAGAGGTATATTTGCTGGGGGTTTGAATTCTTCCGGTAGCGCAAATTTAAATACGATTGATTACATAACATTTTCAACCGTCGGTAATGCAACAGACTTTGGTGATTTAACACAAACGAAATCTGAAATTGCGGGATGTTCAAGTTCAACTCGCGGTTTATTTGCTGGCGGCAATACGGGTACTGGCGGAACAAATACCCCCGTTAACGTAATTGAATACATTACGATTGCTTCTACAGGTAATGGTACGGACTTTGGCGACATTGCCGTAATTACGCGCTCTATGGGCTCGCTGTCATCAAGCACAAGAGGAGTGTTTAATAACGGATCGCAACAAACTTATTCTCAAAATACAAATGTTATTCAGTACGTAACTATTGCGTCAACGGGTAATGCTACAGACTTTGGTGATACTACTGCTCCGTGGACATGGGCGGCTAGTTGTTCAAATTCAACCAGAGGTTTATTGAGTGCGGGCGTTGGTGACGGTGATGTTTTCTTAAATACCATAAACTACATTACTATTGCCTCTACTGGCAACGCTACAGACTTTGGGGATTTAATTCTTAAAACACAAGGTATTGCGGCTTGCGCTAATGCAACCCGAGGAATCTGGGGCGGTGGTAACCTCTATGATGGTGGCCACGTTTACTACAACGTAATTCAGTATGTCACGATTGCAACTACTGGCGATGCCACGGATTTTGGCGATCTAACTCAAGTTACTGCTTTTTCAGGCGCTTGTTCCAACGGTCACGGGGGGCTTTAATAATGGCAATATCTTCATGGAACGCAGGGATCATCAGACCCGTAGCTGTACCTCCTGCTGGGCCGTATCAAGACGGCGCGGCTTCCGGAGTGTGGACGCTTGAGCAAGCAACATTTTGGATCAAGCAAGGGCTGTGGCCTATTGCGGGGAATAGCCAAAGAGGGTTATTTGGTGGTGGGATGACGCAGCCGGGTGGCGTAGATACAAATATAATATCTTATATAACTATTTCCACTACAGGTAATGCCATCGACTTTGGTGACTTAACCCTTGCAAGAAGAGATTTTCAAGCCTGTTCTTCTTCAACAAGAGGTATTTTTTGGGGAGGGGAGGGTCCAACAAACGTAATAGATTATGTCACTATTGCTACTACTGGGGATGCAGTAGACTTTGGTGATTTATTGCAGACATTGTATGGAAACGCCGCATGCTCTTCGTCAACTCGTGGGGTAAGTGCTGGCGGACTTGCGTCGGGTAATGACATAAACGTCATGCAGTACATAACTATAGCCACTACCGGCAACGCCATAGATTTTGGTGATTTATTAGCTGTTTCTTATAGATTTACTGGATGCGCTTCGGCAACAAGGGGTGTATTTGGTGGCGGCCCATTCTCCCCTGTATCCAATGTCATTCAATATATAACTATTGCAAGTACAGGAAATTCAATTGATTTTGGCGATTTATTAAGCGCCGTCAAATCAACCGCATCTTGTTCAAATTCAACAAGAGGAATTTTTGCTGGTGGAAATACAGGAAGTAGCAATCAAAATGTTATTCAGTATATAACTATAGCCACAACAGGAAATTCTATTGATTTTGGTGATCTTGTAGCTACTAATCAATTGCTTGGTGGCTGTGCATCATCTACTAGAAGTGTGTTTGGTGGTGGAAATACAGGAGGTGGGACTAATGTTATTCAGTACATAACTACTGCTACACTTGGAAATTCAGTTTCTTTCGGCGAATTAACAGCTAGAACTGATTACGCAACAGCTTGTTCCAACTGCCACGGTGGTTTATGATGATATCTTCAACAAACAGGAGAAACCTTTGAGTAATGAACTGATCCTTAGTAACATAAGCACCGCTTTGGTTGTAACAAAACCAGAGTACAACTTGATGTTAAAAAACATCCAAGACCGGATGCCTGCTGTCACACGCGACACCAGCAACTTCCACAAGTCCCACAGTCAGTTCATGTCGGTGACACTGGACGTAACAGCCATCACGCCAATCCGTTCTATTAAGCACACACTTGCCGAGATTGACAGAACCAAGTCAGCACTGCAAGAAGCCTACATTGGCTTGCGCAAGAAGCAAATAGAACTCAAGAAAAAAGAACGCGAGTTGGAAAGCTGCACGGATCCGCTTGACCGTGAGTTGCTTGAGATTGAAATCTTGGAAGTAAACAGCCATCTTGAGGGCACCCAGAACCATGTAAATGGTGCATTGCGTAAGATGAACTTTATGGTGAATCAACACGCCCAGTTGCTGGAAAAAGTCGGTAAGAACGAGATTACTGAAGAAGACTATGAACATGAAGAGTCCAAGTATCACATCATGACCTGCATGAAGCAGGGATTGAATGCCGCTCGCGCTCGTGGTGGTGTAATTGACGAAGGCAACATGATCTATCTGTTTGACTTAGGTATCAACGCCGCTCAAGCTCAAGCCGAAGTGTTTGCCTACTTGAACATGGAGAACCAACTAATCTCCAACGGTACTGCTCCTACGCATGAGATGACAGTGAAATGGCTTGAAGCGTGCGCTGATAAATGGGCTAAAGACCCCGCTACCTTTGCCGCTCGTCGTGGATTCTCTGTACTTGATGAGTCCAGTTTGACCAATCGTTTGGGCTACGCCCCTGCGGAGGAATAATGCACTTAGTCGTTGGCACACCATGTTATGGGGGAATGATGTGTACCGAGTACACGCAGTCCCTGCTGGCGCTCAAGGAAGCGTGTATGGTCAACAGTATCAAACTTACCTGCGTATTTCTTGGGAATGAGAGTTTGGTGCAACGCGGTAGAAACACCATTGCGCATCACTTTATGCAGATGCAGGATGCCACCCACCTAATCTTTATTGATGCTGACCAGAAGTTTGTGGCAAACGACATTGCCAGAATGATTAAAGCGGACAAAGGTATTGTTGGTGGGCCAGTACCCATGAAGGGGGTCAACTGGGACAGAGTGCGTCAAGGCGCTGTTTTAAACCATCCTAACTTAGCTACCCTCACGGGCATTTTTAATTTAAACAAGCTGGATGGTCACGAGATGATTAGCCCAGACTTACCGTTTCAAGTAAAACATATTGGCACAGGATTTATGTTGATCCGCCGCGATGTTTTTGAAAAACTACAACCTCATGTTGGCTGGTACGATAACGGAGGAGTAACGATCCCCAAGGGTGAGAGAGTGTACGACTACTTCAAGGTACAGAACTACGACCACGAGCTTCTGTCCGAGGATTACAATTTTTGCCATATGTATCGAGAGCATGGTGGAACCATCTGGGCCGCACCTTGGTGTGAACTTGGACACTTTGGCGCATATCTTTTTAGTGGGCAATACGCCCAAGGAGTATAAAAATGGCACATCACATGATGAAATATCGTTTAACCGCTGACGGTACAGTCCCTACATTTCTCTGTCTGCACTTTGAAGGTGTTGGTGGCGTGTTTGTGGTTAGTGACCCTGCAACACCTAGCCCTAGGGACATGGTTATGGTGGGTATCTCTGAAACTGATGACATAGGGGACGCTGAAGCTGTTGCAACTAAAGCTGACCTATTGGCGTATTTGACAACAGTGGGTGCAAACTGGACACAAAAAGACCCAAACGATATAAATGCTCAAATCCCATTTGACCCAAATGCAGCTACAGATTGGGCTTGGGGTCGTTTAGATGCGCTTAACGCTTCTTTATAGGTATTATATGAATAAAATACTTAAAGCATGGAACTACTTAACGGCTCGTTTAAAAGAACCTTCAACTCATGCGAGTGTGGCGGCATTGGCTACGATGGCGGGTATGAATATTGAAGCTGGTCCTATCCATGATGGTTTGACTGCGGCAGGTGTTGTTTTTGGTATGATTGGGTTGTTTGTATCAGAAGGTAAATAATATGAGCACCTATTTTAAACCAGAAGAATTTGAGTGTCACTGCGGGTGCGGAGAGAAAGACGTAAACCCGAGGCTTGTAGAGCTACTTAACCGCATTAGAGAATCTTTTGGCAAGCCTATTACCATTATGAGCGGTAGAAGATGTGAAGCACACAACACAAAAGTGGGAGGTGCAAAGCATAGCCAACACGTTCTTGGCAACGCAGCCGATATTAAAGTAAAAGACGTACCGCCTAAAGAAGTGCAAGAATATCTCATGAAGCATTTTGATGATGACTGCAAAGGTCTTGGGCGTTACAAATCATTTACGCATATTGATGTTCGTGATGGTAAAATCGCACGCTGGAACGGATAATAAACAGGACTAAGCTATGCCACTTAAATCAATAACCTTTCGCCCTGGGGTATCCCGTGAAGGGACTAACTATGCTAACGAAGGTGGATGGTATGCCTGTGATAAAGTTAGATTTCGCTCTGGGTTTCCTGAAAACATTGGTGGGTGGCAAAAGTTTAGCCTTAATAGTTATACAGATGTATGCAGAACACTAAGAAATTGGTCTTCTATTGCAGGTAATAACTACACAGGCGTAGGCACAAACATCCGTTTCTTTATAGAATTTAGCGGAACCCTATACAACATCACACCCTACCGCCTTGTAGTTTCACCCCTTACACCAGCTAACCCGCTTAACTTTGTATCAGGGCAGAAGACGGTAACGATAACTTACGCGGGACATGGTGCGTCTACCAATGATTATATTTTAATCTCTGGTGCGGTGATGGCAACTAGCGGAGTACCTGCGGCTGAAATTAATACTACCCACCAAATCACAGTCTTAGACGCAAACACGTTTACCTTTCAAGTAACTACCTCTGCTACAGCTACTACTACCGACGGCGGGGCAGTAATCGTGCTAAGTTTTGAAGCCTCTGCTGGTCTGCCTATTAACGTAACAGGGCTTGGTTGGGGTGCGGGTACGTGGAGTCGAGGTACTTGGGGTAGCAGTGCTACTTCAGGCGGTGTGGTTCAACCTTTAGGGTACTGGACGCAGGACAATTACGGTCAAGATTTAGTTATTGCCCCTACTAACGGTGAGATATATTATTGGAAAATAAGCACGAGCGTTGCGGGTTCAGGTATTCCTGCGGCTAATGCCGTTAAACTTAGCTCTTTAAGTGGTGCGGCAGATTGCCCTACAGTTGTTACAGGTATTATCACCACAGACGAAAACCATGTAATGGCTCTTGGGTGCAATGCAATAGGGGAAAGCACAAAAACTCCTATGCTCGTGCGTTGGGCAGATCAAAACAACCCCGCACTTTGGACACCAAGCATAGCTACTTCAGCAGGCGGGTATAGACTTACTTATGGTGATGCTATTGTCACAGCTATTAAGACACGTCAAGAAACACTTATCTTTACGAACAGCGCATTATATGGGGCGCAGTATGTAGGCACACCTTTTACTTTCAACTTTCAACCACGCTCAACTAATATCACCATTGCTTCACCCTTTGCGGCTATTTCGATTAACAACATCACTTATTGGATGGGGCATAAAAAGTTCTTTACCTACGGTGGTACAGTAGAAACGCTCCCTTGCTCACTACGTCAGTATATTTTTAACGACTTTAATTATGCGCAACAGGCGCAAACCTTTGCGGGGTCAGTGGGTGAGTTTAATGAAATTTGGTGGTTCTATTGCTCTAGTGAAGCAGAATCCCCTGACCGCTACGCTGTCTACAACTATCAAGAACGCATTTGGTATTATGGCAATATGGATAGAACTGCTTGGATTAACTGCCCTGATAGAACCTACCCTATCGCAACTATTGATGGAAACTTAATCTACCAAGAAAATGGTTTAGAAGACAACGCAACAGGCACTCCACTACCTATAGCTGCCTATATTCAGTCAGCGGATTTTGACCTCGATGATGGGTATCAGTTTATGTTTGTTCGTCGCCTTATTCCTGATATTACGTTCTCTGGGTCTACCGATGAAACACCTGCGGTTGTTATGACGCTCTACGCTAGAGACTTTCCAGGCGGTCCATATAACCAAGAAACGGATGAACCAATTGCAAGAACCACAACAATCCCTGTAGAACAGTACACAGATCAAAAATGGCTACGCCTACGTGGACGTCAGATAGCATTTAGAATTGCTAGTGATTCA